CGGTGGTCTCAGTCTGTTCAAAGATCCTTCCTTTGATTGTTCAGACGATAAAAAGGTAACAGTCTATGATACTACTGGTGCTAAATCTGTGTTCTACTATGCAGATCCTAGTGTAATTACTCAGGCACCTGAAAAGGAACTGGTGATGCCTTCTGTAGATCTAGAGTTTGTTCTTGATTCTGATGTTCTGATTCAACTTCAGAAAGCAGCAGCAATCTATTCTGTACCTGATCTCTGCCTGTATGGTCAGGATGGTAAAATTTACCTATCAGTAAACGATAAGAAGAATGAAACCTCAAATGTTTATTCTCTTCCTGTAGGTGAAACTGAAGACGAGTTCTGCCATTGCCTAAAGATGGAGAATATGAAACTTCTCCCTGGCACTTATGATGTGCAAATTAGCAATCCTAAAGTTGCTAAGTTTACTAATAAACAATTCAATATTACATATTGGATTGCACTTGAACCTTGAGTAATTAATTATGTCTGATCTGTTTCTATGGGTTGAGAAGTATCGTCCTGATACTATTGATGATTGTATTATTACCGAAGAATCTAAAGAAGTCTTTAAGGGGTTCCTAAATAAGGGGGAGATCCCCAATCTCCTTCTTGCTGGACCTCCTGGTATTGGTAAGACTACAATTGCTAAGGCATTATGTAAAGAATTAGGAGCAGATTACTATGTCATTAATGGATCCGACGAGGGTAGATTCCTTGATACTGTCCGAAACAATGCGAAAAACTTTGCTTCGACCTTCTCACTTTCGTCAACTGCTAAACACAAAGTCATCATCATTGATGAGGCAGATAACACGACCTCAGATGTTCAACTCCTCTTACGGGCATCTATTGAGGAATTTGCTAACAACTGCAGATTTATTTTCACCTGTAACTACAAAAACAAGATCATCGAACCTCTACATTCCAGGTGTGCAGTCATTGACTTCAGTATCCGAGGTAGAACAAAACTTATCCTTGCCGAACAGTTCATGGAACGGACTTCCTGGATTCTTCAAAAGGAAGGTATCACGTTTGATGAAAAGATCGTTGCAGAAGTAATTCTTAAGTACTTTCCAGACTTTCGACGCATTCTAAACGAACTTCAAAGGTATTCCTCAGTAGGTAAAATTGATGCTGGAATCCTTTCTTCAATTTCAGATATTAATACATCTGAATTGATGCGTAAACTTAAAGGTAAAGAGTTTACTGAAGTTCGTAAATGGGTTGTATCCAATATGGATAATGACCCAACTTTTATTCTCAGGAGGGTATATGATTCTCTTTATGATAATCTAGAACCACAAAGTATTCCTGAGGCAGTATTGATACTTGCTGAGTATCAATATAAATCTGCATTCGTTGCAGATCAAGAGATTAATACTCTTGCTTTTATGACTGAACTAATGATGAGGTGTGTATTCAAATGAACGTAAAACTTATTCGTATGTCCTCAGGAGAGGACCTGATTGCTGATGTGGTTGACAATGATCAACGTGATATTGTTACTGTTGAGAATGCAATTGTTGGATTTCCAAGTGGTGAAGGAACTTTAGGATTTGCTCCTTGGTCTCCGATGATCAGTAAGTCTCAAAAACAGATTAATATTCAACGTCAATTTATCGTGTATATTGCAGAGGCAGATGATCAGATTGTTGAACAATATGGCAAAATGTTTGGCACCGTGATCACACCTAGTAAAAAGATTATTGTATAATATGGAAATACATGGTTTCTTTCCAATTAAATTCTACTCATTTCAAAATCTTGAGATAGTAGATACATGTATTGATCTACTATCTGAGGAGGATAAGATTCTCTCTTATTTCCCAAATCCAATTAACCAAACTGTTGGTGCTTGTATGCAACGAGAGGAGAGGTGGAATTTCCTCACAGAGTGGGTTGAGGGATGTTTAGAAGAGATTAAGTATGAGCAGCAATTACAACTTGATGGTAAACTTAAAGTAAGTGCGATGTGGGGTAATATGGTTCCCAGGGAATCTGGGGGTAAACATACTCTTCATAGGCATTCTAATTCTTATGTCAGTGGAATATACTACCTTACTGAAGGTGCACCAACAGTATTCATTGATCCAGTTTATGCTAGATCAATGAGTTCACTTGAAATTCCTGCTCTTAATAATCAAGATAGTTTAAGTATTGTACCCAGAGTTGGTACAATGGTGGTATTCCCTAGTTATGTACAACACTTTACTGAACCCCACTATGGGGATGGTAATCGTTTGAGTATTGCTTGGAATAGTTTTGCAAGTGGGTCAATTTCCCAAGGTCAGGATGGTAAAAATTATGTTAAGTATGAAGTCTCTTAAATCACCTCTCAGGTATCCTGGGGGTAAAACTAAGGCACTTAAATCTCTAGATATTTGGTTCCCTGAATATAAAGAACTTAGGGAACCATTTTTAGGTGGTGGTTCAGTCAGTTTACATCTGACTAAGAAGTATCCAAACAAACCAGTTTGGGTAAATGATTTATACTATCCTCTTTATAACTTCTGGACTATTCTTCGTGATGCTGGAGAAGAACTATCTGATAGTATTCTCGCAGTTAAGAATTCAATGAATGGTAGTGATGAAGCACATAAAGAACTATTCAAGCAAATTAAAGAAGACATCAAAACTCAAGATTTGATGGATGCTGCTATTTCATTTTACATCCTAAACAAATGTTCTTATTCTGGTCTGACTGAGAATAGTACATTTAGTGTTACTGCATCCCGTCAGAATTTCACTCATAGCAATATTGCTAAGTTGAAAGGATACTCTCAGATTATTAAACGATGGAAAATTACAAACAAAGATTATTCAGATGTAATTTTGACACCAGGTGAGGATGTATTTGTATTTCTAGATCCACCTTATGATATTAAAGACTTCTTATATGGAAGAAACAAAGATATGCATAAGGGATTTAGTCATGAACGATTTGCTGATATTGTAGACAACTGTGAACACAAGTTCATGGTTACATATAATGTAAATGATTGGATTACCGAGAGGTATTCTAAGTATCATCAACAGCATTGGCAGTTGAGATATTCCTTATATCATCGTAAGGACAATCTCAAAACAGAACTTCTTGTTACTAATTTTCCAACCACTTCATCTTTGGAATCTTTACTATGAAATATGAATTGAAAGATTGGTTGAACTCAATTAATCACCAAAAGAATGATCTTCTGGAAGAAGATCCAGACTCAGTTAAACAATACCCTCCATATATTATCAACAGATGTCTCTCTGGATTTGTGGACACTATTATGTTTGCAAATGAGATGAATATAAATAGTCACTTGGATAGTAAACTTCAATACATTTACTATCTAAATAGTATCAGGAAAAAGAAGAGATTCTCACCCTGGTTAAAGAAGGATAAGATTAACGATATAGAGTTAATCAAACAATATTATGGTTATAGTAATGAAAAGGCAAAATCTGCCCTTTCCCTTCTTAATAAAGATCAGATTAATTACATTCGCAAACGACTTGAGACTGGAGGAAAGAAATGAGCATTGAGAATGATATTGAATATGCTTGGAAACCTGAATTAATGGTTGAAGTAATCCTGAAAGAACCAGATGATTTCTTGAAGGTACGTGAGACTTTGACTCGCATTGGGGTTGCTTCTCGCAAGGAAAAGAAACTATACCAATCTTGTCACATCTTACATAAGAAAGGTAAGTATTATATTGTTCACTTTAAGGAACTATTTGCCCTTGATGGTAAACGAGCAAATCTTACAGTGAATGATGTTCAACGTAGGAATCGCATCGTGCAACTGATGATCGATTGGGGATTGATTACGGTTGTACGTGCCACTGATATTGAAGATATCGCACCACTTAATCAGATTAAAGTTCTTGCCTATAAGGATAAAGGTGAGTGGACACTAGAATCTAAGTATAATATTGGTAAGAAAAAAGAAGCATGATAAATAGAGGGTATAGCATTACCCTCTATTCGGACAATGGAACCAAAGAAGGAAAATCGTATGGGTGCTTTGATTCGTATTGCTGTTTTGAGTTGGTCTGCTGCCCTTTTAACTGCTAGTTATGCTGGTCTATTGCCTAAGATGGACCCAACCTTTATTGCTACAGTCTTTACTGCATCTGCAGCAACTTTCGGTGTTAACACCATGAAGAAAGGAGATGACGATGATAACAAACGAAATGATTCCGTCCCTGCCATCACCTCAGTCGAACCAACTCCAACCCCAGTTGAACCAACTGCCTATCCAGTCTTCGATCCGACAGTCACAAACGAGCAACCTGCAACTGATCCAACAGTCACAGAATCAGATACCGAAGGTACAGAACCTTCAAGATACTCTGATACCCAAGCTTGAACCTCCTGTAGTTGAAACTATGCAAGTCCCTTTAAATCGGGGACTTGCTTTACCTGTATTTCAAGCACCAGATCCATCCTTAAAATATCCTGTGATTCAAGTTCCAACACAGGAAGAATTTGATGCAGCCGTTCGTGCTGATAAAGAAAAGCAAGCACAAGAAGATGCTGCAAAGAATCGTGGATTGCCAGATGCCAAACCACCAGAGATTCCTCAGCAACTTGTACAGGCATCCACACCACCAGTGACCAAAGCAGAGATCCCAGCAGACAATCCCAGGATCTCCATTGCTGGGGTTAATATCGACCTCCCAGACCCTTCTCTGGTTGCCACTGCGGGTGCTGTGGCAGTGGTTACGACTGCTGCTACCATGGTCTCTAGCATCGGTCTGAATGCCCTTAAGAACGCAGCAGAACCACTGATCAGAGAAGCAACCAAAAACAAGTTCAAGATTAAGATTAAACAGGTTAAACCTGTACTTCACTATATCATGACTGATAGTGGAAATGTAGATATCTTTGAATACTCATCAGAAGGTACTAAACTAATTGGGCAGACGGATAATGTAGAGCAATATATCCGAGCACAAGTAGAAACAAATGCCTTCTACGAAACGGAAAACAAAATTATTATTGACGATGTGATTACAAATAAGTTTACAAAAGAGGGGCAAACGAGATTTAAATCCCTCTTTGCCCCTGCTAAGAAAATTGCCAAGAAACTATCAGCTAGATTGTCCTTTTAGATTGTTTACCTTTCTTTCTTGTAACTCTACGAATTTCGGGTGGTTCTTTCCTAACTGGAAATTTCCTTTGTTCTGTAAACAGACCATCATTGGTGAGTACACGAGCTAATATTAAAAGTTGGATTAGTAATTTCATCAAAGAGTTGCCATATGATATTGGGCTTCTTGTAGTTTTCTTTGCTTTTCAATTTGTTTACGAATAACATTCAACCAGTTCATTTCTCAACCTCCTTAACAAACTTTACTCCACGATACTGGGCATCGTATTGCTGAGGTTGTTGTTGGGTTTGATCTTGTCTACGAACTTCGGTGTCATAAGGGACACCACGATATACTACTTGTGACATTAGGTTTTCTCCTTAGTGGTTTAGGTTAAAGAGCGTTCCTTCAGTCGGCTTTTGCGTTCACTATTTTTGAATAGCGAATGAACGATCCGTTCCGAGTCGGCTTACTTCCGTCCCATATGGGATGAACGTTGGAGTATTATAACACACCCCAATATATCTAGTCAAATAATTTTGTATCGTATGTTACCGTTCAATATATTCTAGTTTATATGTCTCGGCATGTAACTGCTCTATGATTATATCACAAGCAATCTTTGGTTCTGATTCGCCACAGGTAAATACATCAACTGCTGCTTCGCTTTTCTCAGGCCAAGTGTGAATACTTATGTGACTTTCCGATAGCAAACATATCGCTGTCACTCCCTGAGGAGTGAACTGGTGTGACATCGTTTGTAAGACATGAGCGCCACACGCTTCAGCAGCATTTTCAATCATATCACAAAGGAAAAACTCGTTATCCAACAAAGATAACGAGCATCCATATAAGTTAAGTAGATAATGCTTCCCCATCTATCTCCCCTTTGACTTTTTTTCTTCTTTAGATTTATACCCCCAATTGCGAGGGTTAACTCTACCTTCAGATTGTCTCCAACCTTTCAATCCTTCTCTATACTTATCCCAATAATAATCAAATATATCCGCTTGTTTATCACTGATAACTATATCATATACTATTGCCGAATCAATTTCATAGGCTACGAGGTAGGCGCTATAAGGTAAAGTTCTATCCTTTGCTAGATCC